TTTCCAGTCCAGAAAGACTTGTTAACAGAGACCTTGAACCCAAAAGTTTCAAGGGCCTCAAGAACCGTTTGCACATAGTCTACAGGTACGATAATATCGTCCCCGTAGACGCGCACCAAGCCATAAAGGAGCTTAATGTCCTTTTTGGTAAGGCGTCGGTTGAGCTTCTGTTCTATCCCTACAAAGACGACGGTCGTAAAGACCAGAGCCTCAAAGGGGAAACAGAGAGCTGATCCCATAGACGCGAATTTGGCAAGCCTAAAAACCTTGCCGTTTACATCAGCCTTTCGCGATCTACAAGCATCGACGGACTTCGCAAGAAGTCCGTGGTTTGCAAGTAGAAGACGTACATGCTGATTTGAAACTCGGTCAGACGCTTCGCTTAAATCAAGTGTGGCAAGGGATCCATCAATGGAACCCTTTAGAGCCATTTCTTGATTTGGGGATTGGCTATCTGACTTCACAAAATTCGAGGCATTGTCATCTGCTTCGAATTCCTGTGTCATTAGTCTAAGAAGGCCTTGCTGCACGTATTGCATGCAGGTCGGCTCCATGGCAATGACACGCGGAGTTTCAAGCGTTTTAGGCACCAAGATAACCTTAACGGGAATCTCGGAGCCGGGATCGGAGAATATAAGTTCGTCCGTTCGAGAACGAAAGGACGGCGAGGCGGCCATGTAATCCCAATGCGGGAACATAGCCTCCAAGCGTGAACTCCACAAAGCTGAATCCCACTTCCGGTTTCCGGAAAGTCGGTCAGCAGTGGCGCCACTTCCATGTCTTGGCAGGACACCTTCTCTGTAGAGACGTGAGTCAATACGAGAGAAAAGTCCAGCCCATAGAAGACGACCAATACGACCATAACTATCAGCAATAGTCTCCTTCGAGCTATTCTGTGTAGTATGGAGTAACTGGTCATAGTGGCGTATATCTCCTTCACACTCGATGTATTTATCGAAAGCACGTCTCTTTCGCTCATCTGAGCAATCGAGATTAATCTTGGCAAACATCAGCGTAAGCTGACGAATAGCCGTGATTGCTTCGATAGAAGGAACATCGAGCAACCGACCACCACGTCGGTCGAACACAAGATCGAGGAAACCTCCAAATAATTGGGGGAGACCACCAGTAAAGGCAAAGCCTTGAAACTGGCTGCGATCCACCGAACCTTGGTCCAGACTTTTTTGGAAGTCCTTTCCAAACTTCGGTAGGGATATCGTAAAGAACGATATCCCCTCGTGTTCGAACCGCCTAGAGATCGTTTTGAGATCTCTAGTGGTGCTTGTGCCGCATCTAGTCCCCAGTTCATTGAGGACTACTCGCATGAACGAATTCAGGCTTTTCAAAACTGCCCACTTTCTGTGAGTTAGTTTTCCTAAAGCATGATTCGCTTGCGAGAACCCGAGTGTTAGTTCTCGCCACCAAGAAGTTTGGTGACCTGAGCACCAGACGAAGCCGAGAGGTACGCAACAAGTGCGTCCACTAGGTATTTCTCGTCTACCACCGTGAAACCGTACAGAGGAGTGTCAACGACCATATAAACAGACATGGCCGCACG